TCCATGGACGGCGACTTCGACACTGGTAACGTTCGTTACAAGTCTCGCGAGCGTTATTCATTCGGCTGGTCAGATCCTTTGGGTATGTACGGCTCTGCTGGTGCTTAATCAGCGGCAAAGAAAAAGGGGGCTTCGGCTCCCTTTTTTGTTGCATTGCTTTTACCGTAGTGGTATAAACATAGTAATCCGGGCTTTCCGGTGCATTGAACTGTCCCGGCAGATGACATACCAATCAATGCACTTAACTTGTATGTAAGGAATTTATCATGGGATTCGCAACTCACCTTGGCCCTTGGCTGCTTGGCACTGTTAAAAACACTACTGGCACCACATCTGGCACAATTCGCAACATGGGCGCAACCATTGTTGCTCAGACGGCCACCATTTCACAAACTGACACCGGCACAACCACAGCTCTGGTATTGCCAGCTGGCGCTTTAATTACTTCTATTCAGTTAATTACGCCTACCACCGCATTCACTTCAGGAACAATCACCATCAATATTGCTGGTGTGGCTTTTGTAAGTGCTGCTTCATTGCCAACCGCACTGGGCGTATCTGCTCTGACAATAGCAACAACTGGCGCTACCATTGCCAATAACGTTGGTTCTACAGACGCATTGGTTACCTACACATTGGGTACTCCTGTTGGTTCTGGCGCTCAAAGTACATTGGTTATTGCGTACATGGTGCGTGATACTAACGGCGCGGCTAACCCAACTGTTTTCCAGCAGTAATTAGTCTAGGGGGCTTCGGCCCCTATTTACAAGGAGATTAATTATGATGCAAACGGACGTTAGGGGCGCGAGCTGCCCTGCAAGTACGGCTACAACTATTTACAACGGTCGCACTCGAGTGCGTGGTTTGGCAATCAGTGTAGTAACAGCAAATGCAACAGTAGACATCAAAGACGGTACAGTGACATTGTTTACATATACCGGAACAGCTACTGGCCCGATTTATATTGCTATTCCCGGCGAAGGCGTTTTATGCCAAACAAGCGCAATCGTTACTTGTGCAGCTGGTGTAAGTGCTGTGGCGTTTTATGGCTAAGAGTCCGGCATGGCAGAGGAAAGAAGGGAAGAACCCCAATGGCGGATTGAACGCCAAGGGGCGCGCCTCCGCCAAAAAGCAAGGTATGAACTTGAAACCTCCCCAGCCAGAAGGCGGCTCCCGCAAGGACTCTTTCTGTGCGAGGATGGAAGGTATGAAGAAGAAGTTAACCAGCGCAAAAACGGCAAAAGATCCGGATTCGCGTATTAATAAATCGTTAAGAGCTTGGAAATGCTAGATTTTAATATCGTATGGTCGGCCATATTAACGTTGTTAATATCGCTGCTGGGGTACATGATGAATGAGAAGTTCAGAGAGCTGGCCCGTATTACCATTTTGCTCAACAAAACCCGTGAGGAGGTTGCCCGTGATAACGTTACTCAAGCAGAAGTTGACCGCATTACAAGTCACATTGACCAACGCTTTAACAAGCTTGAAGAAAAAATTGACCAGCTTATTCGCCAAGGAAGATAAGTAATCATGGCAGGAATAGAGACATTGGCAAGACTGGCTGGGGTGAAAATCCCGGAGCCAGTGCGCTTTGCTCTAAATCCAACCGCTTATTTGCTTGGTGAGATCTACAAACAGATTGAATCCTCTGCTGGCCTGCCAGCTAAGACGTTCCAAACATTGTCAAATCCTACTGGAGCTGCAATTGATTATCTTAAAACAGAAGCTGGCAATGCTGTTTTAGACCAGTCAAATATGTCAAACATTGAGCGAATCTTGAATGAATTGCAGCCCAGCCAGTTTGAACAAGCTCGCGCAGCTGGTGAAACGCCCGCTAATGTTCCATCAAGCATTGAAGCTCCTCAGTATGACCCAAACAGTTTGGCTGGTCTTGGCGGCCTAGAAATCCCAGATTACTTTGGCGGAGGCGGTGGTGGCCGATTTAATAATGACTACTATCAAGCTGCTAATGCTATGGCTAATGGTGGATTTATTTACAGAGGTGCCCGATAATGCCAAGCGTAAGTAAGAAACAACACAATTTCATGGCTGCGATAGCACATTCGCCATCGTTTGCTAAGAAAGTAGGAGTTCCACAGTCCGTGGGCAAAGAGTTTAACAAAGCCGATAAAGGCAAGAAATTTTCTAAAGGTGGCGAAATGAAACATGAAGATGTCAAAATGGATAAAGCCATGATGCAAAAGGCCGTTAACAAACACGAAAGCCGTTTGCACAAAGGTCAGCCTATGACTAAATTGGCTAAAGGTGGTTTTACAAAAGCAGCCGATGGTATTGCTATTAAAGGCAAAACCAAAGGCACTCAAATCAAAATGGCCGGCGGCGGCTACTGTTAAGGAGTAATCATGGCAACTAGTTCATACGAAGATGATGCAATGGAAGAAGCTAACAATCGTCCACAGATTGTTCCTCGCAAAAGACCATATCCATCCCCTAATGATGAAAGCGGTACACTGCAAAACTTAATTTCATCGGGTTCTGATATTGTTGGTAGACCTCAAGATGAGGGATATAGGCCAAATGCAGGTACTGCAACTGAACGTGCTATGGCCGAAGGCGCCTACGACTCAGGTAAAATTACTGAGTCTGGAGATCAAGGTTTTGGTGGCCCCGGTTCTAGTAGAGTTGTAAAACCTACTGCTAAAGCCATGCCCAAACCAATGCCAAAAGCAGAACCTCGCGATACAGGCAGCGATATGGCTCGCATGATAAATCGTGGTAAATCAGCTGAAATGCCATCAGGTAGCCCCGGTCGTGGTAAATCTGCTGAGATGCCAGCTGACGTAACCAAAATGTCTTTAGCAGACCGCGCTAAACGAAGCCGTGAAATGGCTAGAAGTGGTAGTGGATCAACTGATACACGATCTGTAAGCCAACGTTTGCGTTCTGCTATGGGTTTTAAATCTGGTGGACAAGTTTCTTCGGCATCCAGTCGTGGTGATGGCATTGCCCAGCGCGGTAAAACGCGCGGAAAGATGTGCTAAATCATGATGGGCAGCCGTGGGATGGGCGCCATCCGTGCTTCAAAGATGCCAAAAGGCGTCCGTAAAGCACGGCGTGATGACACTGACTTTACTGAATACGCCAAAGGTGGGGCTGTTGGCCTTTATGACAACATCCATGCAAAACGCAAACGTATTGCAGCTGGATCTGGCGAAAAAATGCGTAAGGTTGGCAGCAAAGGCGCACCTACGGCTCAAGCTTTTACTAACTCCGCAAAAACTGCGAGGAAATAATGCCTAATTTGTACAACAAACTCATGGCCAAGGATATGCCCGGCGCAGCTCCGGCCCCTACATCTAGACAAATGGTTGAATCTCCCATGGGTTTGCGTTCTGCCATGAAACGTTATGCAGATGGTGGTGATATTACTGTTGAACCTCCAATGGCAGCTTCTGCAGCGCCGGACTACAGCCGCGCGTATGGAGCATTGGGTGGAGCTGAAGGTGTTAATGCTTTACGCAATCAATTATTGGGAATGGGTATAAGCGAAGACATAATTGGTTCTGCGTTTTCTAAGTATTACGCACCAGAAAAACAACAACCACAAACAATGACACCGCCGGAGCCAAGGCGTCCTCCAGAGCCAGTGCGTCCTCCTCCTCCACCGCTAGAGGAGCCTCGCTATGAAGAATCACGGCCAGATCCACGGCCAGACCCACGGCCAGAGATGCCAGAAATTTATCCACAAGATTACTCTGGTTCAAGGACTACTGGTACATCACAAACTCAGCAAATAGGGCCGCGCACTTCTTATCGTCAAGAAGCAGATGGAACATTAACAGAGATTGGTTATGATGGTCAGCCTATCTCTGGTTACACGCCAGAACAAATGGCCATGCACAAAGATGTAACAGGCGTAAATCCTCCAAAATATGAATACGTTTGGAATGGCGAAGGTTACGACAAAGAGCCAGTAAGCGGTATTACCACAGATACTGGAACATTTATTCCGGGTTATCAGGGTGTTGGTACTCCTGAATTCTTTGCTCACTATGCTGATAATCCAGCAACAATGGCGGAACTTAGACAAGCATATGGCTTTACTGGTGATCAGCCGGAATATCAACAACCTCAGATTGGCTACAACTCAGTGGAAAATGTGGCTCCTCAAAATAGCTACGGCCAAATGGAAAATGTGGCACCACAAATTCCTTTTAATCCAATGGATATACCAACTAATGGCTATAACGAGCCAGAAGTAAATTATCAAATTCCAAATACGCAAGAAACTGAAGCTGAAGATGAGCGTTTGACTTTGCTTAAAAAAGCACTTAGCGGTCAAGGCGTTGGATCTCTTGCAGACTCACAAAAACTTAGTCAACTTTTACGGTCTTTGGGATATAGCAAATGACAACTACAGGAACCACAGCCTTTAACCTTGAGTTCACTGAGCTCGCTGAAGAGGCGTGGGAGAGAGCTGGCCGGGAGATGCGTACTGGTTATGATTTACGTACAGCTCGCCGTTCTCTTAACATCATGACTATTGAGTGGGCTAATCGCGGCATCAATATGTGGACAATTGAAACTGGGACTATTACCTTGACTCAAGGACTAGCCACATATGCGCTGCCCACAGATACGATTGATTTGATGGATCATGTAATTAGGACGCAAGCAAACAACGCATCTACTCAGGCTGATTTAAGTATTACTCGAATAAGTGTTTCTACATACGCAACAATCCCTAACAAATTAGTTCAAGGTCGTCCCATTCAAGTGTGGATTCAACGTCTTTCTGGGGAAACTAACCCTACCACTGCTGTTCTTGATGGTGCAATTACGTCTACTGCCACATCAATTACCTTAAGTACAGTTGAGGGATTGGCTGGTTCTGGGTTTATTCGTTTAGGAACAGAAGACATTTATTACACCTATATCAGTGGTAGTGTGCTGGGTGGTGTATTCCGTGGCCAAAACAACACAACAGCAGCTGCTCAAGCAGATGGAACTGCAGTGTTTGTTCCCCAACTTCCGGCTATTACAGTGTGGCCTACGCCAGATGGTTCACAACAATACCAGTTTGTGTACTACAGAATGCGGCGAATTCAAGACACTGGTGCTGGTGTGCAAACATCTGATATGAATTTTCGCTTCCTGCCCGCAGTAGCTGCAGGATTAGCCTACTACATAGCCATGAAGGTGCCTGAATTACAAGGCCGTTTGGATATGCTTAAAGCCGCTTATGAAGAACAATATAAGCTTGCAGCACAAGAAGATCGTGAAAAGGCTACATTGAGGTTGGTGCCTCGTATAGCGTTTATTGGTGGTGGTACTTAATGACAACGCCGTTTGCGTCCGGTAAATATGCTATTGCCGAATGTGATCGGTGTGGACAACGTTACAAGTTAAAGCAGTTAAAGATGGAGGTCATTAAGACCAAGCTTTATCAGCTTAAAGTATGTGAAGATTGTTGGGATCCAGATCAACCGCAGCTGCAGTTGGGAATGTATCCTGTTAATGACCCACAGGCTTTGTATCAGCCACGGCCAGACACAACGTATGTAACAGCTGGTTTAAATACAGCGGGTAATTTAACAGGTGGTTCTCGAGATATTCAGTGGGGCTGGTACCCGGTTGGTGGAGCAAGAGAATATGATATATATCTCACGCCAAACTACTTGGTTGGAACAGCATTTGTTGGTACAGTTACGATAACAGTTTCATAGGAGCTAAACATGGCATACACACGATCAGCAGACGGCATCGCCAAAAAAGGCAAAACCGAAGGCACAAATTTGGGCAATAGTGGCCCTAAAGCTAAGACTCAAACTGGTCCCATACGTGGAAATGTTGGTAAAACCAATGCTGACATGAAGAAAATGGGTCGTGGTTTGGCTAAAATTGCAGCACAAAAGCGAGGCTAATATGGCTAAATACAGCAAAATGATGATGGGTAAAGAGGTTGGTGATGCCAAAGTTTACGCTCCCCCACACACCATGAAGGGTGAAAAAGTTGCCCCTAAAGAAAATCCCGGCTCTGGTAAGAACTTAAGCCGTGCTGATACAGTTGAAATGACTGTTGGCAACATTAACAAATCATCTGGCGGTGAGCCTAAAACGTCCGGCATTAAAATGCGCGGTACTGGTGCGGCTACCAAAGGCTTAATGTCTCGTGGCCCAATGGCTTAAATTATGGCAATGACATACGCCCAACTTGTGGCTGCGGTAGTTGACTACACGCAGAACACGTTTGATACGACTACGATCAATACAATGATCAAGCAGGCGGAGCAACGCATCTATAACACGGTGCAGATTGCTAACTTACGTAAGAACGTGACGGGTGTATTGTCAAACGGCAACAAGTATTTGGCTTGTCCAGAAGACTTCTTGTCGGTGTATAGCCTAGCCATATATCCGTACAACGCAACAACTGCGACTGGTACATCTGGGGCAAAAACTATTGTTGTAGCCAGTGCGACTGGTATTGCCGTAGGCCAACAGATAACAGGCTCAAACATTGGTACCAATGCTACTGTTCGCAGCATCAATGGAACCACAATCACATTAACAGTGGCCAATAGCGGCACGGTAAACGGCTCGGTTGTGTTTCAAGGTGACTATCTTTACCTCTTAAATAAAGATGTGAACTTCATGCGCGAGGCATATCCATTGAGCGCACAGGTATCTGAACCCCGTCATTATGCAATTTTTGGTCCTCAATCAGCTAACGTAAATGAGTTGTCTTTTATTCTTGGCCCAACCCCAGATGCTAATTACAACGCAGAACTTCATTACTATTACTATCCAGAGTCAATCTGCACTGCCGTAACAACATGGCTTGGCGATAACTTTGACTCTGCATTGCTGTATGGCACACTGTGTGAGGCCGGCGTTTACATGAAGAGCGCGCCAGAAGACGGAATGTACAAGACGTATCAAGAACGGTACGTTCAAGCTATGGCGCTTCTTAAGAACTTGGGTGATGGTAAACAAAGGGCTGACGCATACCGTGATGGCCAAGTTAGGGTTTCAGTCTCATGAGTATTGTTCAAACCCAAACCACAAGCTTCAAAGCACAGCTGTATCAAGGCATTCACGACCTTACTACAGACGTTATCAAGATTGCTTTGTACACGGCCAACGCAGATTTAAACGAAGCCACCACTGTTTACTCTTCTACCAATGAAGTAGTAGCATCTGGTTACACAGCTGGTGGGTCTGTTTTAACTCCTATTACTGTTAATTCTTCAGGGTTTACAGCCTATGTTGGGTTTCCAAATGTGTCTTGGACTGCCTCATTAACAGCTAGATGTGCTTTGATCTATAACGTAACTCAAGGCAACAAGTCTGTGGCTGTGCTGGATTTTGGGTCTGACAAAACTTCTACCACTACTTTTACCATCACAATGCCTGCTAACACGGCGTCAGCAGCATTGATTCGTTCTTCTAATTAAGGAGTCTCACATGAGCTTGGACAAAATGACCGCTACCGACCAAGTAGCCGCAATTACAAAATACAACACAATGCCTTCTGACCAGATGTCAATTGAAGGTTACTACCATGCTGTTTGCTACAGCGCAGATGGTTTTATCAAATGGGAAGAACCCATTGAGAACTTGGTTGTAACTGTTGGTAAGAACTTGACCTTGGATACTATCCTTGGTAACTCAGCCGCTGGCGCAGTTGTGATGGGCTTAAAAGGTACAGGCACAGCCGTAGCTGCTGACACACAAGCTTCTCACGCAAGCTGGTTAGAAGTGGGTGGCACTAATGCCCCTGCATATTCTGGCAACCGTCCTACACCATCATTTAGCGCCGCTGCCGCCGCAAGCAAAGCTACGTCTTCTGCCGTGTCATTCTCTATGACTAGCACAGGTACAGTGGCAGGTTGCTTCATTAACATTGGTGGTAGCGCAACTAAAGATTCAACTACGGGAACTTTGTTCTCTGCGGGTGATTTCTCTAGTTCTAAGTCTGTTGTTAACGGCGACACGATTGCGGTAACGTACACATTAACATTGACTTGATATGGCGTTAGCTTGGGGTGACGGCGCATGGGGTGATAACGCATGGGGCGGTGGAGAGACTTTCCCCGTCAGCGTTACAGAAACCGCCCTACTCGCTGATTCACCTGCGGCTGGGTTATACATTGAAGTAAGCGTTACAGAGTCGTTGACCAATGGGACGGCTTGGGGTGCGGATACTTGGGGTTCTGGTTTGTGGGGCGGTACGACAGGCATTCAGGATATTCAGACTGTAGCTTTGACAATGAATGTGTCTGCTAGTGACTCAATGGCTATTGATGAAGTTGAGTCTGCGGCGGCAACGTTTAACACTGGGGTGGCAGACAGCTTAGTGATGCTGGAGAACCTTGGTGCTGTTACCAGCTACAACGTCAGCGTGTCGGATACTCAGACCATTACGGATGATGAGGCCGCGCAGACAAGTTACAACGAGAGCGTTGCGGATTCGTTAGGGATTGTGAGTGTAGAAGAAGCAGTTGCTACATTCTTGGGTAATATATCGGAGTCGATTGCAATAGCAGAAGCACAGGTGGCTGTGCTGATTATGACCATCACGGAAACGATGGCGGCTGCGGATAGCTTGACTGTAGGAACGTATTACACAGAATTCTTAGATGAGTCTGTTGCGATAACGGATATAAACACTGGTGGTGCAAACTACCAAGTGAGCCGGACGGAAACGATGGCAATCACAGAAACAAACGGTGGGCGATATTTGTGGGAAATTATTGATGACACAGAGGTCGCAAACTGGCAAAATATCAGCAATCCGCAAACACCGGGTTGGACGGCTGTGAGTAATACAGAATCACCCGGTTGGACAGTAATTTCTACACAGTAGGAGCATTAAATGGCAAATACGGCACTAATCGGCCTCACGCTACCAGCCACGGGCACACTGTCCGGGCAGTGGGGCGACA